AAGTGCGCGACCAGTTCAAGTACACCAGTGCCGATTCCATCGACACGGCGATGCTGGCTCGCTTCTTCGGCGTGGATCGTGTCGTGGTCCCCACGGCCATCCAGACCACGACGAAGGAAGGGGCTGCGACGCAGACCACTAGCTTCTTCGCTGGCAAGCATGCACTGCTCCTGTACTCGGCCCCCGCGCCGTCGATCATGGAGCCGTCGGCTGGCTACATCTTCAACTGGAGCGGCAACACGGGTGCGCTCGCCGGTATGCGGATCAAGCGGTTCCGCATGGAGGCGCTGGCCTCGGATCGTATCGAGGGCGAGATGGCGTACGACTTCAAGGTCGTGGCCAACGAACTCGGCTACATGATGAACGCTGCGGTGTCCTAAGACACCCTGAGCATCATGGCTTGACAATCGTGCGTGGCCTCTGTGGATTGTCCACGGAGGCCATTTGCACTCAACCCCCCACTAGGCAACTACCATGGCGACCAGAACAGAACTGGTGTGCGTCCAGCAGTTCGCGGCAAACGGCAAGGACTACGGCGTTGGCGACGTCATCCCGAAGAAGGATGTTCAGGCATGGCCGGACGAGTCGCTGCCGAACCGCCTCAACAACGGGTTCGTGAAGTACGATACGGTTGAGGTTCCGGACAAGGAGCCGAAGGCTCCGGTAGCCGAGTAACCACGCAGGACACGCAGGGGCATGTCCAAGGCTGGCGAGACGGTCTCCAAAACCGACTGCGGAAGGTTCAATTCCTTCACCCTGTGCTTTCTTCCACTGGAGTAGACTGTGGCACTGACGCTTGAGACCGGCACGGGTGTCGCCGACGCCAATAGCTACGTCGATACGACGTACGCCGACAGCTTCCACTCTGTCCGTGGCAACGCGGGGTGGACCGGCACGACGGCCGCAAAAGAGGCGGCGCTGGCCAAGGCGTTCGACTACCTCTGCAACGAGAAGCGGTATCGGTTTCGCGGGTCGCGGACGACCTCGGTGCAACGTGCGCCATTCCCCCGTACTGGCTGTCAGGAGCGCAATGGTCCGCTTTATACGACCGATCAGATTCCGTGGCGGGTCAAGGACGCTCAGTGTGTCTTGGCACTCGTTGCGCTCAGCGGTGCGCTGGAGTCGGCGCTTGATCGCGGCGGTAAGGTCGCGTCGGAGTCCGTAGGCCCCATTAGCACCTCGTACGCCGCCGATGCGCCGGTTGAGACGGTGTACACAGGGGTCGACGGCATCCTTGATCCGATTCTGACGACGACGGGGATTGACGACCTGACGGAGCTGTACCTGACGGCTCCGGACCTTGAGGACGAGTACACCACAGGGTTCTACAACAACACCGGCCGCTTGCTGTGAGCTACGACGCGCAGTTGGCGCTGGCCGTTCGGCTGCTGACCAAGAAGGGGACGACGGCGACGGTCACGCAGTCCGTCAATACGGTCATCAATGTCGGCACGGACACCGCGACGACGGTCACGCTCACCATGGGCGTAGTGGTCGTCATCCTTCCGGCGAGCGGCTCGCAGGCAGACTCGTACGAATCGCAGACCAAGATTCGGAACAGGTTTCGCACAATCTACTTCTCAACGCCCACGCTGACGTTTACGCCAAAGGCTGGCGACACGATCAATTGGGGCGACGGCAGCTACGCGCTGTCTGGCGTCTCGCCACTGGCTCCAGACGCGGGCCAGCCAATTTTGTTTACGGCCAGCGTGGAGGTCGCGTAATGCCGACCAACATTGAGCGGTTCACGGCTGACGTCGGAAAAATCCAGAAGCAAATCCCCATTACCGCGACACAGACTTATCAGGACTTGTGCCTTGATGTCATCGAAGCGGCAGTCGTCGGCAACCCACGCTATGGCTGTCCGGGGACACCAGTGGACACTGGCTTTGCGCGTGGATCGTGGGTCATTTCGCTCAAAAAGCCATCCAGCCGAGGTCCGCGCGATCCGAAGAAAAACACCACGGTGCCACTGGACACCGCGAAAGTTCTTCAAGCAACGCTCGACACGCCCGTGTACATGACCAGCTTTGCACCGTACATGAACCGGCTGGAATACGAAGGCTGGTCTAGCCAAGCGCCGCGCGGGTTTGTCCGGCTTGCTATTAAGGCCGCAAAGTATATGCTGCGCGACCGGCTCAAAACGAAGCGGAGAACGTAATGCCCGGAGTTCACTCCTATATCCGCGCAGCCATTCGCGAGAAGCTGCAAACGCTGGCGGGTCTGCCTCCGGTCGCGTGGGAAGGCTATCCGTACGAGCCAGTCATTGGCACGACGTACTTCCGCGAGACACTCAACTTTCAGGATAGCCAGTTGACCTCCTTAGGGCGGTTCGGACGTCTAAAGCACGAAGGCGTGTGGATGGTCGATGTCTACACTCCCGGTGGAAAAGGCACGGCGCTGGCAGACGACTGGGCCGACAAGCTCACCACATTGTTCGCGGCTGGCGTGACCATGACCAAAACCGGCACTACGGTAAGGATCACGCGAGCTTTTGCTGGTCCGGCGCAGCATCCAGTGAACTGGGTTATGCGACCGTGCATGATCGACTGGTTCACAGAGTCTACCAATCCCGTCTGACGGAGAAACACCATGCCTGTCGCAACAACAAATCGCACACAGCTTGCCTACATCGCGGAAACGGCGTGGGGCACGACGCCGGGTACCGGTTCGATGCAGATCGTCCGGTACACTGGCGAGTCGCTCGACAACAACTACGGGTTTACCGAGTCGGCCGAAATTATTGCTGACCGCATGACCACGGACATGGTGCGCGTGTCGGGTCAGGCGGCTGGCGAAGTCAACTACGAGCTGTCGTACGGGATGTTTGATCCGTGGATTGAGGCGGCGCTCGGCGGGACGTGGACGACCAACGTCGTGAAGACCGGCGCCACGGCGAAGTCGTTCACCATCGAAAAGCAGTTCCTCGACATCACCCAGTTCTTGGCCTTTACCGGCCAGCGCGTCGATTCGTGGCGCATGGAACTGCGGCAGGGCCAGATTGCGTCTGGCTCGTTCGGTTTTGTCGGCAAGGCGTCAAACGCCATGTCTGCCACGACCGTTCGCACGGGAACGACGGCGGCAACGACCGACACGGTAATGGCTCCGGTGGACTCCATTCAGGTGCTGACGGAAGGCGGCTCGGCAATTGCCGGTTGCTCGGGGCTGACGTTTAACCTGTCGAACTCGCTCCGGACGCTGGCGGTCATCAACAGCATCGACCCCATCGAAGTAAACGCTGGCCGTCAGCGCATTACGGGGACGATGGACATGTATTTTCAGGACGCGACCGCGTTTGCCAAGTTCCGCAACCAGACGGAAACCGCCATCATTGCGAAGATTGGCGGCGCGGCGTCGAAGAACTACAATCTCAACTTCCCGCGCGTGAAGTTCACCAAGGCTTCTATCGTTGCAGGTGGCGGCGATCAGGACATGATGGTGTCCTTTGAGTGGACGGCGCTGCGCCATGCTGCAAGCAGCACGCTCCTTGAAGTAACCCGTACGCCGTAACCCAGATATGTGAGGCTGCGGTACCGCAAGGCCGCAGGGCAGACGCCGAGAGGTCTACCACCACGCCTCGACCCTCCGTGCAGATCAACAAGGCCGCTGGCTTCCGCTGGCGGCTTTTGTTGTTTGGCCCTATCCTATAGGTACCTCGCAGTAACCCCCATTTATCAAGAGGAACCGATGAAGTTCTCCAAGTTCAAGACCAACCAGTCGCTGGAAATTGAAGGCGTGTGGGTGGACATCGGAGAGGGCGCAAAGGTGAAGGTCGCTCGCGTGGGTAATACCGCGTACGCCAAGTACATCGAACGCGCCTACAAGCCGTACCGGAAGATGCAGCGTACCGGCACGGTCCCCGAAGACCTCCAGCGCCGCATCTTCATCGACGCGATTGCCAACACGATCCTGCTGGACTGGAGCGGCTTCACGGACGACAAGGACCAGCCGATCCCGTACTCGGTTGATGCGGCGGTCAAGCAGTTGGCTGATCTCAAGGACTTCCGCGAACTGATCGTGGAGCTTGCCGCCGAAGCCGAGACGTTCAGGGACGAAGAGATTGCCGAGGAGGCTGAACTCCTCGCAAAAAAGTCCGATGGGACATCGACTGGGGAAACCGCGTAGAGGAACTAGAGGAGATCATTCGGTCTGGTCAGGCCGCATTTTGGAATGACCAGCCGATTGTGCCTGAGTACCTGCAACCCATCTACGACGGCTTCTGGCGGTGCAGCACCATGCGGTCTATTGGCATGGCGTCTGGCCCGATACCGTTTGACCGGATTGTCTGGTACGTCGAGACATTCTTAGACCCCGACAGTCCAGACGAAATGGACCGCTGCATCCGACTGATCCGTCGAATGGACAGCGCGTACCAAGAAGCCATGTCGCCCAAGAAGGACACCAAGGCGGCTGGCGCGACCTGAGCGGGGTTCTATGAACGAAAACACGAGCCTGAGTTTTTCTATCGACCCGAGTGGAGCTAAAACTGGCTCTACTCAGGTCGTTCGTTCGTTAGAGGACATCAAGAACAGGGCCAGAGAGTCGGCTGGCCAGTTCAATGCGTTTGAGGCAGCGATGAAACGCGCCTCCGAGGTGGGCGTCCGTAGTCTTCAGTACCTTGGCGCTGGCTTTGCTGGCATGAAGATCGCCTCGCTTATCAAGCAGACCATCGAGCTCGGCGCTCGGTACGAGGAGCTTGGTATTGGCTTGACGCGTGTAGGGGCAAACGTCGGCGCGACCGCCAAGCAGATCAACTCGCTGGAAGTTGCGCTCAAGCGGACGGGCATTTCTGCGAACCAGTCGCGCCAGTCGATCATGTCCATGATTCAGGCGAACATGGACCTGACCCAAGCAACAAAGCTCGCGCGTGTGGCGCAGGACGCCGCCGTGGTGGGACAGGTCAACTCGTCGGACGCGCTCCAGCGCATTATCTACGGCTTGCAGACCGCGCAGCCGGAAATGCTGCGGACCCTTGGCTTGACGGTCAACTTTGAGCAGGCGTACGCAAAGATGGCAAAGACGCTTAACGTCAGCCAAAACGCCCTGAGCGAAGAGCAAAAGGCGCAGGCGCGACTGAACGCCGTCATGGAAGCTGGCGGCAAGATTACGGGGCTGTACGAAGCGTCTATGACGTCAGCCTCAAAGATTATGCGCTCAACGACGCGATACGTTGAGGACTTGCAGGTCAAGCTTGGGGGTCTGTTTCAGCCAGCGTACGGGGCCGCTGTCAATGCGTACTCGGAAACGCTCAAAGCTATGGCCAAAAACACCGACTTGGTGATTGCTGGCGTTGTTGGGCTGTCGCTTGCGTTTAGCAGCAAAAAGATTGTGAGCCTGCTTGCTCAGGCGGCTGACGGAGCGCGTCGTTTCAAGGAAAGCTTTACCGAAAAAGGGAAAGCTGAGATGGGCGCGTACGCAGAGGCCGCAGCCAAGGCGACATTCCGCACGTTGCAGCAGGCTGTTGCGGAAGAAACGCTTGCGAAGTCGGCGCTAAGGACGGCCCAAGTAGAGCGCGAGAGCGCGAAGACGCGAGACGAAAAGGCAAAGGCGACCCTTCGTTTGTTCGCCGCTGAAACAGCCGCTATTGAAGCTGAGCGCGTTGCGACTGTTGCGCGTATCCAAGCGCAAGCGGCAATTCGGGGCGTTACGGCTGCCACGGTAGAGGCGACCATCGCGCAACGCGCAATGACGGCGGCGTGGGCGGCTGGCTCCAAGGTGGTCGAGTTTTTTGGCGGTCCTATCGGCATTGCTATCACCGCACTCGCGACGGTGATGACAAAGCTGTCTATGACGCAGCGGTCAGCGACCCAGTACATCACGGACAACGCTGACTCTATGCAGTTGTACATGGACAAGGTTAAGGGGGTCAAAGACAGCGTAGAGAACCTTAGCGCTGCCGAGCAAAAGCGCGCGGCGCAAAGGCGTAGGCAAAAGGGCGAAGAGCTTCAGGCTGAGCTATCAGAAGCGCAAGGCGGCATCGGCAAAACGCGCGGTGGCGGCTTTTGGGGCACAATTGCCTCATCGTTTGATGAGGCAAGCCCCTCGATTGCCTTCAACAAGGCCGTGTACGATGTGCAAAAGCTCAACGCAGCGTTTGCCAACGACAAAGACATTAAGAAGTACCAGCAGGGGTTGTCGAACGTTCGCGAGGCAATGGGGCCGCTCACAAAAAGCCAGCGCGAATATTTCAACGCACTTCAAGACGGAGCCGACGAGGTAGAGGCGCTGACGATGGCGTCGGATGCGTTTTTGGGGCGGATTCCAGCGCTTACCGAGGAAGTAAAAAAGGCGGGTGACGCTTTTAAGATGAGCAGCACGCAAATCGAAGCGTTTGAGGAACAGCTCAAGAAGACCAACGATTCGCAGGCAAGGCTGGCCCTTGCTCAGAAAATCGGCAAAGACAACGCTGACCTTCACGCCAAGGCTGCGGCAAACCTTGGGATGTCTATTGGCGATTTTGAAAAAGCGCTGAACGGCTCGGTCTCTGCGTCGCAAGCAGCGGCAAAGGGGCAGCTTGATCTTGTGGCTAAAAGCGTTGCGGCTGACAAGGCGTACGAAAAGCTGGGCGCGTCAGCGAAAAAGACCAAGGAAGAGGTAGACAAGTTTGTCCGCAGCCTCGCCGCGCAGTTGTCTACCGCAAACGGGACGCGCGATGCCTCTGACGAACTGGCCGATCAGTTTGCCGACCTGAGCGCTCAGGCCGAAAAAATGGGCAGCAAAGCCAAGGCGGCATTTGCGTCATTTAAGGCGTCCATGGAATCCGTGTTCGCCCAAAAAGAGCAGAAAAAAATCTTTGAGGCGACGCAGGCGTTTGACGCACTGGTGCGGGAGCAAGAGCAGAGCGCCGTGGCCGCAGAGAAGTTGGCTGCCGCGCAGCTCAAGGGGCGAGACGCGGTGGACGACTTGGCCGTGCAGGAGGCTGGGCTAAACGCCTTGCGCGGGAAGAGCCTGAACGCGATGCAGGCGGTAACGGTCGCCGCCACAGCCATGAGCGCAGAGCGGCGCAAGCAGGCCGTGCAAGCCGCGCAGGACTACGCGACGAGCAACACGAGCATCAAAGAGCAGATTGCGGGCATGAACGCCGAGGCTGACGCCTATGAAAAGGGTGGACAAGCGGTCAAGGACTACACGTTCAAGCTGAAGGTGCTAGAGCTGATCCGAAACGGGTCGGCCAAGACCGCAACTGAAGCATTTGATCTGGCCAAGCAGTGGCAGGAAGCGATGGACCGGCTCGACAAGACCAAAAACAAGGTAGACACGGTAAAGGAGGCCATGCTGGAAGCGACCCGTGGCATCCAGCGGTCTATCTCTGGGCTGATCTCGGATGCGTTTAGCGGTTCGCTCAAGGATGCACGGGATTACGGTCAGCAGTTGATCGGCATCTTCCGCGATATTGCCGCACAGATTGTCGCGGCCTTTGCGTTTAAGAAGCTTGGGATCAACAAGATTCTTGAAGAGATCGGCAGCGGCCAAGGCAAGTTTTCTGAGTTTATCAAAAACGGCGGGATGCTGAGCAAGGCTGGCGGTCTGGCGCAGGGAATTGGCGGCGGTCTCGTTGGCGGTGCCGTTGGCTACGCGGTCGGCGGTATGGCGAACAGCAACGCGATGGCGGGTTTTGGCGGTGCCGCTTCTGGCGCAGCGGCTGGCGCTATGGTTGGTGGCCCGATTGGCGCGGTTGTTGGCGGTGCGGCTGGCCTCGTCGGCGGGTTGCTTGGCTACAGCAAGAAACTCCGCGAGGAACAAAAGCTGGTTGAAGAAGCCACGCGGCAGTTCAAACGGTCGATGCAGAACTTTGTCGAGGCGTTTATTGCCCCTGTGTCCGACTTTGAAAAGGCGATGCGCGGCATTGGCGAGTCGGCGCTCGCGTTGGCGCAAGAAGCGGCCAAGAAGTACAAGGGGATCAGCGTCGGCACGACCGATACGAAGCTCACGCCAGACCAGTTGTTCAGCATGGCGCAGAAGGCAGATCAGATGGCCGCAGACGCCAAGGGGAGCAAGAAGCTAGACCTTGCGCGGTATGCGGCAGACCTTCGCGCGATCTACGTGAACACGACCGAAGCCGTCAAAAAGCTTGCGGAGGAGCAGCAAAAGCTTGAAACGGGGTACAATCGTGAGCTTGCCGCTCGCGCAGCCATGGCCGAGGGGCGTACTGGAGAAGCCGAGGATATTCGGCGGCAGATGCAGAACCAGCAAGAGCTTGACGACGCTCGCAAGAAAGGCTTTACCGAAACCACCATTCGGGAGCTTGAGCGCGTACAGGCGCTAGAAGCGTCAGCGGCGGCGCTGGAACGTGCCAAGCAGGCTGAAAAGGAACGCGCTGACTTCCAGACGACGTACTGGGAGCGGTTTGCCAGCGTGACGGGGCGCACGGACATTGCAGCCACGGTGCAGGCCGACAATCAGCGCACGGCTGACCGGACCATGGCTGACGATATGCTCAAGCGCGGGGTGATTAGCCAAGAGATGTACGATCAGTTTGTAGAACTGATCGGGAAAGCGTTTAACCAAGCTTTAGCAGATCGCGCTCAGGAATATCAGAATCGGACGCAGGACCTTGGCGTACGGATGCAAACGGCCAGCGGCAACACCCGTGGCGCGGAAGACCTTGCGTTTCGGCTGTCGCAGGAGCGCGAGATGCGGGATGCGCTCAAAGACACCTCCAAGGAAGGCATTGCCTACGCAAACACGCTGAAGGAAGTACAGGCCGCAGAAACGGCGGCACGGGAGGCAGCCAAGGCGCAGCAGCGAGCCGACGCTAACGCTGATTTGAGTGTTCGGTCGCTGGTCGCGCAGGGGAAGTCCGAAGAAGCAGAAGCCGCCGCGTTTGCGTTGCAGCAGCAGAAAGAAATGCGCGAGGCGTTGAAGGACACGACGGCAGAAGGGGTGGCCTATGCCGCCTCACTGAAAACCGTGCAGGAAGCGGAGGCAGCGGCACGGGAAGCAGCCAAGCAGCGTGCGGCCGTGGAAAACGCGCAGTCCGTAGAGGCGCGGATTCTGCGAGCGCAGGGGCGGTCGTATGATGCCGATACGATTGCCATCCAGATTTCGCGCTCGAAGGAACTTGAGGCAGCAACCAGCGATGAACTCAAGGCCCGACTTCAGTTGCTGTACTCTATTGAAGACGAGGAGCGAGCGCGGCAGTTGGCCAAGAGCAACCAGATGGACTTCAACACGATGATGGTGGAGACGTTGCAGTTGCAGGGCCGCGCGCGCGAGGCCGCAGAATTGGAGTTCAACTACAAGCAGGCCAGCTTCAGAGAAGAGCTGGACAGCAAGCTGCTAAACAAGCAGATCACCCAAGACACGTATGATCTTGGTATCCGGCTTATTGGGCTTCGCCGCACGGCGTTTGAGGCAAGTCTTGCTAGTAGCCAGCAAGGCGCTGCTCCAACGGCAGAAACGGCAGACGTCCGCGAAGAAAAGTATTCTGTCCTTGGTGGACAGACAGTTTTGATGGGTGGCGTTCAGACCATCACCGAAGTGTCTGCGGCCAGCTTGGTCAGCTATGCGTCGGTGCAGGTGACCCTGCTGCGGCGACTTGTGGCGGCAGTAGAAGGCGGGGCTTCCATGGCGTCAGAGACGACAGCCGTGTCGTCTACGACGCAGACCAACCGAGAACTTGGGTATCGCGCTGATACGACCGCGATCCTTGTGAGTGGAGTCATCGTATGAGCGCAAAGCTTTCGCTGTACACGGATTTTGCCTCGGCTGGAGGCGAGTTGGTTGGCCCACTTGGTGGGTTTGCTGACGGCACGGTGGTCACTCGGCTAGACGGGGATGACCGTTGCACTGTCCGTGTATCGCGAAGCCGGTGGACCGAGCTTGGCGGCAACCTGCGCCAAGTGCTTCGTGTCGTGTGGCCCGAAGGCACGGCAGAAGAGTTTCGCGTCTCAAAGGTGGCGCTAGAAAACGCCTCGCCCTACATCCTGCTAGAAGCGCTGCCGGTATTTGCAGACTTGGTGACTGGTGGCCTGTCCGTCAGCGTGGTGGCCGGTGTCCCGCAAACGCATATTCGCGGCGAGAAGCTGGTGTCGGAGTGGCTCACGGCAAGCGTGTTGTCGTCGTCAGCCGCCACCCGTCTGAACGTGACGCTCGGCACGATTGAGCGAAACGTCACGGTGCCGCTTGATGTCGATCTCCCAACGGCTGGTGCGCTTATCCGGTCGCTGCTCGACAAGAGCGGCCAAGAGCTAGAGTTGACGCGCAACGGCGACACAAGCTGGGTGCTCAACTTTCGTATTGCTCGTGGGTCCACCGTCAGTGCGCTTTCGGTCACGGATGGCCGCAACTTGCTGGCGCTCGCCGCATCAGCCACCGACGCCAACTTGGCAACGGTTGTTATCCCTGTTGGCGATGAAGATGCCTCTGGCCAGCGAGCCACGATTGCGACGGTGCGCTACGAGGTCACCTCGGTGAGTGGCAATTGGGTCACTCTGCAAGACCCTGAATCTGGCGTGTCGCCGATTCAAGTAGACTCGCAGTGGGTTGGCGCATGGCTGGCTACGCCAGACAATGGCGTTTCCAGTCAGATCACCGGCAGCAGCGCAACGACAGGCGCTGTGCTGGTGGCCAGCGCCACGGGGTTTGTCAGCGGCCAGCGCGTGACGCTGTGTTCAAGCGCCGCTGGCGCTCCGCAGATTGAAGTGTATGACAGCGACGGCGTATTGGCGCGTGGCCGACGCGCGGTCCCTGTTGCTGTCTCTGGCCTTCGCGGCGAGGCAAACGAGCTGACCAATAGCCGGTACGAAAACGGCTTGAACGGGTGGAGTGGACTGAATCAAGGCGCGAGCGCGTCGTACGTAGAAGTAAAGCGGTCTGAACTCAATCAGACGGTGACTGGTGCTGCCAATGGGGCACGAGCAGCAAGCACGTCAACGGCTACGCCGCTGGCGCTCAAAAACCTTCCGGCAAATTCGTGGGTGCGTCAGCAGGACGAAATTAAGGTTGGCGGTTTGACGTACACGGTTTCTAGCGACGTCATTGCCTCAACGACTGGTACGCTGGCGCTCCCTATCTCTCCTGCGCTGGCAGGAACGTACGCTGACAACACGGCTATTACGCTAGAGCGCCGTCAGACGCTTTCGCTGACGCTGACAACAGCGCGGTCAGTGTTTTCGGGGACATATGATTTTGACGCAAACACGGCAAACGATCTTGTTAGCTCGATTGTTTACGCATCTTCAAAGCTGTCAAACGCCACATACAGCTCAAACGCAGGGATTTATGCGCTTGGCGGGTTTCAATACCTTGGCTCAACAGGAAAAGCTGGAGCCTTGCGCCTTACGTTAGCAACAGCAGGTGGTGCAACTGGTCTGAACACGATTCAGTGGGATTGGGCAAGCAAAGCAACGGACGTCTTTACTATTACGGCCAGCGCATTTTCATGGCCAGGATCAGGAGACGTTGGGACGCTTACCTATAGCGCCGCTGCTGGCACTATTCAAATTGGGCTGCGCGTCCGGTTTAATACCGGAAGCGGATATCGCGTTGGCATCGTGACGGCATTTACGTCAACGACGTTGACGTTGCAAGCCGAAACCTCTGGGTCGTTTAACTACGTAAGCTCGTCCTTTATCACTGGATATCCGGTGTACGGATCAATGCTGGTCATCCCAGCAGGCACCGTATTCACGTTTGATATCCTTCGCGAGTCGCGTACGCTCAATTTGAACGGCGCACACAATAGCGGGGCAACGACGTTAAACACCAAGGCGGTTGCAGCACTCTCGACGCGCAACTGGCTAACATCAGATCAGGTCCAATTTGCGGCTGATGTTACGATTACTATTGCCGGTGGGACGGTCACGTTCCTTGGCGACGACGGCGAAGGCACATATCAATGGCAAGTGACGTACAACGAGTCGCTATGCAACATTGAGTTGCTAGAGCCATCAGATTTTAGCGTTTCTGGCGTTATCGGGTTTAACAGCGGTGGCCCCGGCGCGTGTAACCTGACCAGTGTTGATAAGGTGAACAACATTGCCTACTTCAACACATATGACATTTACACGAGCGTGTTCGCGTCAATGTCTGGGGTAGCGACGCTTATTGAAACGCACAACGTGTCAGCAGCAGCATCGTGGCAAACAAACGGGACTGTTACGCTGTCGCTTGCGACCGCAATCTCGACGACGCGCTTTGCAAAGCCTCGCGGGATGCGCGTGTGGTGGCCGCAATACAAGCCTTTATCGTCCGTGTATGTAGAAATGTATGTTTCTACGGCTCCCACGCACGGCGCGACGTCAATTGTTCTGTTTGGCACTGACGCAAACGGCAGCATGGGAAGCGGATCGTTTGGCGTTTTGTACCGTGTTATTGGCAGCGCGTCAAAAGTGCCATTTGCTGGCAACGTGCTGTACGCCGCCAGCAGCACTCAGGCAAACGGGAGTGGCGTAGCCTCAGTCACGGTTACGGCTGCAAACCCCAACGCTATTGTCGATAACGATTTGGTGACCATTACGCGGCCAGCGTTGCTGCGCTCGACAGACCCAACCACTGGCAGCGTTGTGCGGCTTGTGTCAGCAGTTGGCGGAACTAATCAGCCCATTATTACAACGGCAGGGCTGGCGTCGCCAGCGTTCACCGTCGTTGTGCCAACTGGCGAAACGCGCACCGTCAAAGCGTTTGTGACGTTCTCGCTGTCACAAGGCTCGTACCCACTTGGCCAGCAACCGGCAATTTCCGTTATTACAACAGATGTTGTTGGATGGGCGCGACTGGCTGATGCTGGTGTCGATGTAGTCACGACGCCAACAGTGGCACGAATCATTGTGTCGGTGACACTTACCGAAACGCGAACGCTTCGTGTTGTGCTTCATGGTGGTCCGTCAGACGGGACACGATGGATTGCCGTGCTGGACGCCATGTTGTCCGTTACCGCAAACACCGACACGCCGTATGTCTCTAGCAGTTGGGCCAACTTGATTGCTCAGCGCGGCATTGATGTCTTGCGCGACCGACGGCTGCTGATGCCGGACCTTGAAGTGGATTTGACAACCCTGCGCTCATGGACTGACGCGCCAAGCAGCTCTGCGCCAGTCGTGGTTGGTCAATCGGTGTCGATCCCCGCGTACGGCGTCACGCGACGCATTACCACGGTCACGCGGTCGCTGCTGTCGCCAGACGACACGCGCGTAGAAATGGGGACAGTCGCAACGGACCTGTCTCGGCGCGTGGCTAAACTTCTTGCAGGAGGGTAAGCGGTGCCGTATATCAATAACCGTGATGTCGCGTCGTTTGGCCTGTACGTCGAAACGATGTCTGGATGGCTTACGGCACCGCGCGTGAGGCCGCAGTTTGGCACGGTTAGCGGTCGCCTTGGCGTGGTTGTTGGCGGGTCGCAGCTTGTTGAGCCGCGACAGATCGTCATTCGCGGCTACGTGCTGCCGACGCTGCTGACAGATCGCGCGGCGGCAATGGCGGCACTAGAAGTGGCGCTTGCTGGGCGATGCTTATTTCGGACAGAAGACCGGCCGTCTGTCCAAACCGATGTCCTATGCGTTAGCATCCAGCCTGCCGACAGCACCGATTTAGGGCCACAGCTTGTTAACCCAATCTTCAAGGTTGAGGTAACGCTTGTGGCGCTAGACGGCGGCTCTGAGGATACGGTACAATCTGGCCCGTTGTTGCTGAGCGCTACGCCGACGCCAGTGTTGCTTGGGACGCTGCCAAGCCGTGGCTGGCTCAGTATTTACGGCTCGACGTCGCCGGTTACCGTGTCCTATGCCAGCGCCAATGGGACAGTTGCAACAACGCTCGTCATTACTGGAGCGCTGTCGTCAGGCGAGTCGTACGCGCTTGACTTGGACCGTGAAGACGTCTGGAAGATTACGGCGGCAGGGGTTCGCAGTCGCGTGTCTACCGTGTCAGGCACATGGCCAGCGCTCGACCCGTCTGATGCTTTGGGTTCAGTGATGCCGACGCTGGCTGTGTCGAGCGGCACTGGCGTGTTGATCTCTCGCCGTCGCTGGAGGCTGTAATGAGCGGGTTTAACGACGTTCGGCAAACAACTGCGCCTGTATCTCGGGCGCTTTTTGCGTGGTCGCTCAAAGAGGACCTCAACATTGAGGCCTCGACAGGCAACCTCGTGGCGCGGTCAGGCCAGCGCGGCACATGGTCGCGCGGGGGCGCAGCCTCGTCGGCTGGCATTGTGGCCAACAACGGCACCTACACGGCACCGGCTTCGCTCCCGTCGTTTGAGGCCAGAACGATTGATGGCGTTGAGCAGACAACGCTGCATCTTGGCGCAAGCGACTATGTGTTTTGGCCAGTCGGGTGGCTACCGCAAACGTTGACTGGTAGGATCACGTTTGTCGAGCTTGGCGCTCGGACAGCGGTCAATTCAACGCTGTTTGCCATTAGCGCCAATGACCCCACGGCTGGTGTCCGGCTCTACGTGGATACCTCTGGCACCTTTTACCGGATTACCTACCACAACGGGACGACCTCGGTAACGGCCACGCTGACGGCTGGCCAGCCAACGTCTGGTCAAAACGTGGCGCTTTGGTGGTCATGGTCGGCGGCTGGACTGACCCTAAAGCAGTCTATTAACGGCGGCGCGGCCACGACGGCGACATCCGGTGCGCTGGCGCTCCCTTCTGCGTGGTCGGCTGGCACCATGCTGCGGCTAAACCGGCGTGGGCTGACGCAAAACGCCGCTATTGGCTCGTACGCGAGTGCGCTGGTAGCTCCCGGCACGGTCTCAGACGCTGACATCGTGGAGTTCTGGTAATGCCAACACAGGTGATAACCGGCGTAATCGTCGCAAGGCCAGACCCGCCGTCACTGACGCAGCTAGAGTTTGCCTCACGGTTCTCGCTTGAGGAACAGGTGGCATTAGACATTGCCATGGAAACGGCCCCAAACCAGACTGATCGGTCCACGTTGCGTGTGATCGAAAAGAACCTGCTGCGAGCTACCAGCGTGGACGTAGCGGACCCACGCACCGTGTTAGGCGCGACCATTTGCGTGGACACATTAGTTGCGGCTGGGCTTGTACCTCCGCAGGACCGTGACGCACGGCTGGCGGCAATTTTGACCCCACCAGACACAGCCGTTGTGACGTCTATTTTGTAGCACTTATCCGCCATCCCCTCTGACTAACGGTTTATGCAAATCAGCCTTGACTCTATCGTTGAAAAGGGGGCCATGGCAGTCGTCTCTCTTTTTGCCGGTGGCGCATACGTTCACTGGCGCAACGAACCTCGTCTTCAGAATCTGGAGAGCGCCATGTGGGGAACCAAGTCTGACGATGGCGTAGTGCAACGCACAAAATCGCACGGCGAGGCGCTGGCAGAGATTGGCCTACGGCAGACTGAGCATGACGGGTTGCTTCGTCGTGTAGCAGACGACGTACAAGAGATCAAAAACTACATTCGCTCACAGCGAGGCACTCCATGAAGGGTTTGGCATTGGCGTTGGCGTCGAAGACACTGCTGCCGTTGCTGGTGGCGTTTCTCGTTGTCCCCGTCGTGGACTTTATCAAGAAGCGGCTTATTCCGGCCATCGACGGAGCGCCTCCCGCTGTAAAGGCTGGTGTGGCGCTGGTAATGTCTACGGTTGCTACCGCGCTGACGTCGCTGAGCGGTGTCGGCGTTCCGGCTGACCTGACGCAGTGGGACGGGGCCTTGGTCTCGGCGCTGCTTACATGGGTGACAGCGCTGGCGCTCAAGGACAAAAAGCGCGTCGCACAGAAGGACGAGGCTATTGCCAAGCTGGCCAGCGCCGCCAATAACCCGTTTGCGCTGCCGGACACGCCGACCAATGGCTAAGCTGCCAGCACCACCGGCTGAGGTGCCAGTCAATCGCCGTCGCGACGGTTTGGCCCCGAAGTTTGACGCGGCGCTCTCGTTTTTGCTCAACGACCTGACCAAAGTGACAGGGGTCGAGTGGATGGTGGTGGAGACGCTACGCAACGACGACCGCCAGCGGTTTCTGTACGGATTTGGGCGTGTGTACGACGACGGTCGCGGTGTTGTTACGCACTCGGAAACGTCGGACGATACATGGCACGGCTACGGGCTGGCAGCGGACATTGTGCCGGTCAAAACGAAGTGGTCGCAGGTGGACCTCTTCCACGCCATCCCAAAGCTGGCGCTCAAGCGCGGCTTGCTGTCTGGTGCCGACTGGAATCGCAACGGAGCCAGCGACGACGAGCGGTTCCAAGACTGGCCGCACGTTCAGTGGGGAGCAATGCGCCGGTCGCCATCGCCAAACGCGGCTCGCATTGCAGACAAAGGCGGACTCCCTGCGCTGTGGGAGTATTTGAGCGCCGCGTAGCTGCGTCCAGCCAGTAGGTGTGCTAGGTCCGAGAGCCTAGTGGTGGGGGGACATCTACTGGCTGGCGCAATTTCGCTTGACTAAAGCGGCCTTATTTACAAACATACCCGTATGAAAAAGCCAAGCGTCGCGGCTCTTGCCGCCATTTTGCTGGTGTCATGCAGCCTGCCGCTGCTGGCAAAGGTCTTTCCGGCCCCCGTGCCGCTTGGTTTTTCTGCGGAGATTGTTGGCGACTCTGTGCGCGTCGTCGCTACGTGGAATCCTCGGTCAGACGGGAAAGGACCAGCCGACTATTTCTCGACAAGCTGGACCGCCACAAATCGAAGCCCCAAAAACGGCCGAGTGGTGCAGCCAGCCGACACGTTTATGGTGCCGCGTCCGGCGTACGCCGATTCTGCCGTTGTCATGGTTGGGGTTGTTGCCGTTCGGAGAAACAAGGCGTCGCTCGACACGCTGCGTGGACGGTTTGTCATCCTAAACCCCGACGCGCCGCCGCTTGCGCCAGATTCGCTCAAGATTGACACGGCGCGGTACGACTCCACGCGGCTTGTAGTATTGTCGGCAGTCAGCCCCTACGACATTATCGACCGCGACGGCTCGATGACGCTGCCGGAAGGCGATTCGGCCATCATGACGATTCTTCGGTACCCCAAAGCTGGCTTTGTCCGCAGTGCAACAGACACAAGCCGATGGGCAGTAAGCAGCGACAACGGCGCGTTTATTGAGCTGCGTCCGTTTGGGTTTTTGCATGATTCGGTGATGGTCATTGCCAGAAGCTGCAACTGTAAGGAGTCTGGAGACACCGATAACCCCCCGTTATTGCACCTGTCGCCAGCCTATTCGGGGTTTGTTGTGCGGACAGCCGATGGAGGATGGCGTCCTGTTACGCCGCTTGCGGCTGATCCGCTGCGCTCCCAGTGACGCCTGACGAGCTAGACGCACTGTATCGTGAACACGCCTCAGAAACGGGGCGTGAAGTGGCGCGAGTCCTCGGCGAGTCTTCACTTGCCGAGGACTGTGTGCATGATGTCTGCCTGCGGCTGCTGAAAAAAGAAGACGAAATTACATACAAGCGTCAGCTTTTGCGGGTATCGGCCATCAATCGCGCTCGCGACATGATGCGCCGACGATGTTCCGCGTGGGACAAGCGGTCGGTGTCTAACGACATCTCGGCAGCGGCCGACTTTCTCCCGTCGTCTGATGAAACGCTAGAAGACGACATGATTGAGGCGGAACGGCAGGAGCGGCTGGCTGACGCCATACGGGTTATCCTTGACCGGATGCCTGAGCCGCTTGCCGCCGTTATGTGGCTGCACCACGCCGAAGGATTGACTGTCCCTGCTATCGCTAAGCAATACGGCGAGTCTGAAAGCGCCATTAAAATGCGCCTGATGCGAGCGCGAGACTTGTTCCGCGTTTTGACGCTTGGTGACCCGCGAGAGCGCGACTAAGTGCGTCTTGGTCCGTCTGATAGGTAGACCTCTGCTATCAGACGATGAAAGCCCCTGACCGATGCTGCGGGAATACCGATGGCTGTTGAGTATTTAGCAGCGCCTAAAACGACCGGCCTTCTTACGCAGTGGGGCGCGTGGGAAAATAAAGGCACACGAGTTGAGGTGCTCCAGCACACTGGACGAGAGCGTCGTGTTGTGCTTATGGACTCGCTCGTTTGGCGCGACCCTGACGGTCAAACCATAGTGGTTCCTGAAGGCTACAACAGCGACGGCGCGTCAATCCCTTATGGTGTGTGGTGGCTGATGGGTGGCAGGCTAGCGCTGGAATACATTCGAGCCGCTTTTGTCCACGATATTTCGTGCGTGTACAAGGCGCAGTATCCTGCGATGGTTGGGTCTGAAGAAGAGGCGTCGGTTCGGTTTTATCGTGGACTCCGTGCCGACGGGATGAGATTTATGAAAGCGCGGCTGTGTTACCATGGCGTTTCCGTGTTTGGCCCTCAATGGCAGACACTGTAGTTCGCAGGACACAACGAGTTAACAAGAGTCTTTTTACCGGAGGAACCGATGGCGTCTGGATTTGCTCAGGGCACACTGGTCACGTATCTCGCGGAGTTGAGCGGGAACGCCAAGAAGATCATGCTGCTGCGAAACACCTACACGTTTGACCCCGACCACAAGTTCGTGTCGAGCATTGTGGCCAACGAGTGCAACGCGACCAACTATACGGGTGGGTTTGGCGGCGCAGGCCGCAAGTCGCTGACTGGCCAGAGCATTACGGAAGACACGGCAAACAACCGTGCCACGTACGACGCAACGGACCCAGCCGCGTGGACGGCGCTTGGCGGCGCGACTAACAACACGCTGCGCTATGCGGCCATTATTGAAGAGATCACCAACGACGCGGCGTCCCGCGTGGTTGCCATCCTTGATTTTGGCGCGGACTACAACACCAACGGCGGCGATTTCTCGGTCGCGTTCAACGCGCTCGGCATCGGCTACATCCAGTGCTAACCCTTACCAACAACACCATGGAACCGACTCTCGAAATCGGCAGCGTCATTATTATCGACGGCCTTGCGTGGGTGGTCGAGTCGTTCAGAGGCGAGACGCTGGCGTACGCGCGGAACGAGCAGGAGAAGAAGGCGATTTGGTTTGCTCGCCACGAGGCCAAGGTGCTGGGCGCTGGCTTGTTTGGCTTGCCGGGACGCATTGAAGCGCCTGTGGCAACGCCGAGCGCCACGGTGGTGGCTGGCGTCGCCGCTGTAGACACTGGCGTCACCCTTTAACCAGAGACTTCTATGGCTGTCTCCAAGTGGATCGCGTCTGCTCGCGGAACGAGCGGTCTCATTTCAATCCTCACGACTGAACTCAACGCGCTGGCCAACAACGCGGGGGTGGTGACAGCCGTGGTTGAAAACAGTACGTCGCTGGATCAGTACGCCGACTTTGAGCTGGTCGTCACGTACGGCACTGCGCCCACGGCTGACACGACGGTGGACCTGTACATTGTACGGACCATTGACGGCACCAACTACGAAGACGCGACGGCGACGCGGCCTACGCCTGAGTTTGTGGGGTCGTTTGTGCTCGACAACGTGACCACGGCACAGCGCAAGATCGTGCGCGGCGTCATGTTGCCGCCAATCAGCTTCAAGCTGCTGATTGTCAACAAGGCGGGTCAGGCTATGGCCGCGACTGGCAACACGCTGCGCGGCGACTTCTATAATCAGCAGGTGATCTGACCATGCCGCTTTACATCGTCGTCAACTTTGACGGAACGCAACAGCGCGTTAGCCCCTCGCCGATGGACATTGAGGCAGGGCAGACGCTTGAGGTAGATAACCGGTTTGACGAAGAGCCGTCTACACACGACTACGTGTGGAACGTGGCGACGCGCGCGTACGAGGAAGTTGTGCAGCCGGGATCGCCAAGTTACTCGCGGACGCGCCTGACCAAGCGCGAGTTCCGTGCGCGGCTTGGCGCACCGTGCCGCATTGCGATTAACGAGCGCATCGCGACGGCTCCCACCTCAGCCGCTGAGATCGAGCTGATTGCCTCGCTCCAAGACCTCAAGGATGAGCTGCTGTCCGTGGATTTTGTGGAGCTGACGCACCCGACTACGGTGGCAGCAGTGCAGATGCTAGAGCAGTACGGGTACCTGACAAGCGTACAGGCGACGGCAGTGCTTGCGCCTTCCACGGTTGTAGAGGAGTAACCAAGTGCCATTGCGTGGTGTTGGCGCTATTACGGGTCCAGCCGTGAGCATTGCGGTGCCAACACCTGCTGGCACACAGCGCGGCGATGTGCTGGTGTGGGTGTCTGTTGGAGACACATCTGGGTTTGCTGGAAACTCAGGAGCACTTGCTCCTATTAGGCGTGTCACGCCGTCGCGGCTTGGTTCAACAAGCGACGGGTTGGGGTTGTACGTTGGCATTCACACGGTGCAAGAAAGCAATCAGGCAACGTACAACGCGTCAGGAGGAGACCCGCAGTACGGTGTCGCGTTATCGCTGTTTGGTGTGACCAGAACTGGACTTCGGGTTACCTATGCAGCAAGCAGTGCACAGCGAGCTTCCCCGTGGAGACTCCCTGCTCCGACGCTTCGTGTTGATACGCCATCGGATGTGCTGTGGATTGCTAGCAGCGACATCAACAGCTCGTCAGCCGCCTTAACGCAAGAAGTGCCAAAAGGGTTTGCTCCTATTGGCATTTTTCGTTCAGCGTTCTTTACGCTTTCGTTGGCACTTCGTCAAAACGTGCAAGCTGGGTATGTCAACGCATTAAGCGGCACGGGAACGTCTACGGCCACCGCAGGATACGCGGCCGTGGCTATGGCGTTTCCGCGAACAATTACGAGAGCTGGCTTTAATCCGCGACTCTTGGCACCGTTCCGCACGTTGCGCCCCAGCATTGACCTGACAACGGCTGGCTGGAGCGTGATATGATTGCGTTTAACGGGTTGTCCTCGCAGATCATTCAGCTCCCGAACGTACCAGTGGCACGAGGGAAAAATTCCATAACGGCAGCGTGTTGGTTTAAGCGTACAGTGGCGTTAGATGCCATTATTTCATTTTGGCGTCATAATCGTGTGCTAACGCCTTTACAGTACGACACCAACGTTACAAGTCTACGCCCTGCGTTTTGGAACGAAGACAATACGCTGGTTAACGTGTCGCCAACGTCGGCGACATTTTCAACAGGCACAAATCAGTGGACGTTTTGTGTCACGCAATACAACCGCACAGGCATTAGGGCGTGGACATATGTTCCTAGCACTGCTGTCGTACAAGGTGGAACAACAGGAACATGGAGTAATGGGATTACTCGCAATCCTATTGCCATTAACCCTATGTGCATCGGTGGCGCAGAAAATCTTGGAGAGCGAGCGCCAAGTGGGACGTTCCTTGCTGAGCTGATGATCCTTGGCACGGCGATTCCTGTGTCGGCTATTCCGCAGCTTGCTCATGAGCCACATCGGTTTGCCAAAGACTTGCTGTTTTACGCCCCGCTTCGTTCGGCGGCAGCACGAACTGTAGAGGCCGGTGGCGAGTCGTACGCGTTCTCGTATGGCACAGACTCTCGTGCGCTGATCTCAGAGAGCGGCCATCCTCCAGTGGAGAAGTGGCGTCCTCGCGCACAGGTGTTGGTGGGCGACACGTTTGCCAGCCGCTTGCGAGCCGCTGACACGTTGCGCGTGACAACCTCGACTAGCACACCGCTCATTATGGGGATGCGCTGATGCCGTACGTCACGCAAGTGTTGTCTATTGCGCTGAGCGGCAATAAAACGTTTGCCCGTCCAACCGGCCTTATGGCTGGCGATGTGATGGTGATGTGGGTCGCAACAGACGGCAACAACTCGGGATGGAACACTACGTTCCCAAACGGATGGACGGTCCTTCGCCCAAAGCTTTACGTGAATACGCTGTCGCAGACAGGCGGCGATACTGGTGGTTTGATGGTAGCGTATCGCGTAGCCACATCAGATGAGCCAGCAAGTTATTCGACCGTAGACACTAACGGTGTCAATGGAAATAGCGGCGGGTTACATGTGCTACGCGGTGTCACCGCAAAAGGCGTCCAGTATCAATGGACGCTCACAAAAACGCCACTCCCTACACCGTTTGCGTTGCCGATGCGCGGCTTACACCTGCGTCAGCCATCAGAGCTGCTGTGGGTTGGCTCTACCGATCTTGGGTCGTCTCAAGACGTAATACATACCGCGCCGTCTGGGATGCGTTTAATCGGTGACTACAACACCGGCTTTAACAACTTTATGATCGCGCATACACGCCGAAACCGTGGCCAAACAGGACCGCTGCTTGGCTACGGGTCGTCAGGAGCCGGTACATACGCGTCCTTGATCGGTTTTCTGCTAGCGTTTCCAATTACACCCACGGCAACACCGTTGGTTGGCGGAACGTCTGTGTATTCGTCGGCTTCGCTCAACATTCGCGCTCGCCGTCTGTAACCCTTCACTGAGAGTCACCGATGGACTTCAACGAATACTGCGGCGCATACAAGCAGTACATCCAGATCAGCAAGACCGGTGCTGTGACTACGGTGGCAGGTGCCCCAGCGACGACAGTTGTTGCCACGGGGTTTCCCGGTGCTGCCACCACGCCGGGGAACACGACCACTGGCGTCGTGCCAACGGACCTGACCACAGGGTTTCCGCTGATTCAGGCTCCGCAGGGCAGCGATAAACTGCGACTGTCTCGCGTTGAAGCGCAGTCTCCAGTCGATCAAGTGCTCACGCTGTACGACGTACTGTTTTGGGCAGGACCGACCACTATCCCGACAACTGGCACGACAACCGTGGCGCTATCTGGTCAGCCGTCGTACACTGGCCGCTTGCCGCTCCAGAGCGACGGCGTAACGCCAAACTATGCAGAAACCGAACTGTGGGCGTGGCTCTCGACAGCAGGGTCTAACCATGCTCACTCGGTGAGTGGCGACTACACTGACCAGAGCGGCAATCTGGCCAACAACACAGGCAACGTTGCCACGCAGAACGTTGCCGTAAACCGTATCCTGCGGTTGCCGTGGGCGGCTGGTGATAACGGCGCACGGAAACTCGAAGGCTACAAGGTCAACGGCGCGACGTCTTCGACTGGCGCGGTGGTTGTCATGGTCATGCGCCGACTCTGGCAGGGGCGCGTATTTGCCAACAATCAGCAGCAAACGTGGGGGCCAGACCTGACCGGTTTGCCTCATGTGCCTGCGGACGCGGCGCTGATGCTGGTGTGCACTCCCGTGAGTACCTCAACGAGCACCCCGTTTGTGCTGATCGAACTCGCGCACGGCACCTAACCGAGCTGTTCTATGCCGATTACCGCCGTTAGCTACGCGCAACTGCTGAGCAACCCGTCGCCACAGCAATGGTTCAGCAAAGCGGTGCGTGTGCCACAAAACACGACTGCGTTTCCCAAATGGGCGATCCGTGCATTTACCGGAGCGTCCACGCAGTCGGTTACGGCGCAAGCGGCAGCCGCGACAGCACTTGGGCAAGACCTTGCAGTTATTCTTGGCAGCATTACGGCAACGGCAGACCCTGCTATTGCGGTGGCCGCTGCACAGGCGTCTGGCCTCACGCTTGGTGGTCTGGTCGTCATCCCCGATGTGGCAGCGGTCAACGCTATTGCGCTGAACGGCACGGCGGCGCTTGGCGGGGTGATTGCGGTCTCTGGTGCGGCTATCGCCTCTGCGCTGGCGGCTGACGCAACGGCTACGGTTGGCTCGCCTCCCGGCGTGTTTGGCGAAGCAATCACGGTGACGATCCTGCAAGACGGACGCACGGTGGCGACCAAGCGGCTGTTGAACACGCAGCTTCTGTTGACGCAGGGGACGTTCTCGTTTGCGCTCACGGATGGCGAGCTGATGTCGCTCGCTGACGTTGACCTGTATCCGCTGTCAGTTCAAGCAACATGGGTGGCCAGTGACTCGGTAACGAGCATTGAACTCGACGAGCTAGCCATTAACCTGCTAGCAAAATCGACAGCGCCGTCCGAGCCATCGACCCCAGCGCAGTCTGCGTCGGCTGGCTTTGCTACGGCCACCGCAGCCGGTGCCGCGCCAGTCATTACGGTGGGCGCAGTCACCGCTATCACTGGCGCAGCGCAAGCGGCCACGGCTGTTCCCGCGCCGACCGTAACGCTTGGCGGTATTACGGTCACGACCTCTGAAGCCATTGCGACCGCGCTGGGGTTGTCGGCTACGGCTTCGCTCAGCGGCGTCACGGCGACCACGGCAGCAGCGACAGCCTCGGCGGTTGGCGAAACGCCGACCATTACGCTGGGTGCGTTGTCCGTCAACACTTCGGCAGCCGTCGCTTCGGCGGTTGGCGCTGCGCCAGCTATTACGCTTGGCGGCAGAACCGCCACGGCTGACCCCGCACTCGCTACGGCGACCGGCCTTACGGCTTCAGCCTCAAGCGGGGTGTTTCTGGTCACCAGCGCAGCGGTGGCGTCGGCTGTTGGTGCGACGCCAGCAGTTGGCGTGGGTGGCATCACGGTGTCCACTGGCTCAGCAACCGCCACCGCGACTGGTGTGACGCCAGTTATTTTGCTTGGTGGGCGTACGGCGACGACGACCGAAGCGACTGCAACGGCAGCCGCTGCAACGCCGACCATTGCGCTTGGAGGGCGCACGGCAACGGCTGCGGCAGCGAGCGCCTCAGCGGTTGGGAGTGCGCCAGTGGTCACGCTCGGCGGTCTCACCGTGGCGGCTGGCGCAGCGTCGGTGTCGGCCATTGGTGCAACGCCAAGCGTGATCCTTGGTGGGCGTACCGCCACCACGACACCGGCCGTGTCCATTGCGACCGGCACAGCGCCGGTCATTACCCTTGGCGCACTGACAGTCACCACGCAAGCGGCCACCGTGTCGGCGTTTGGCTTTGCGCCCAGCATAACGCTTGGCGGTATTACCGTCACAACCGGCTCAGCCGCCGCGTCAGCCGTCGCGCGTCAGGCCATCTGGTCGTCGTTGCTGTCGGTCCCGCTGCCGTCAGCGGTCGGTACGGCGGTCGCGCTCGACGTCATGGCAGGCAAAGGCGTCAGCAGTTTTATCACAGGGACGGTTCAGGTCGGCCATGCGTCGATCAGTGTGTCGAGTGCCGGTGCCGCCGTCATTCTTGTCTCTATGGGCTACGCGCCGCTGGCCGTTTCGTCGGCACAGGCAGCACCGGCCATCACCGTAACGTCACGAGGGGGAGCCTGACATGGCCTTGCCTGAAGAGATTTTTTGCGACAACGATTTGCCAATCGCCGTGGGGCCAGTCAACCTGACGTCGTTTACGACCGGCGCGACCTCGCTTGGCACGGGCTTGGTAGTAAAAGCCATGATTTCGGCCAGCAACGCGCTTCCCGTCTCAGCCGGACAAGGCGGAACGCCGATTAACGCGGCGCTCACCATCACGCTCACCGAAGAAGCGGGGAGTACCGCCAATTACTTTGGCGGCTGGCAAGGCGGCGACCTCACCGCGCACCTGCTGCCGACTTACAAGGACCAGATCGTGTGGATCATCGTGTGGTCGGGCCAAGACTTCCGTGTCGCTGGCTCCTGCACCGTCCGCGATGTCAGGCCGCTGGACGAGGCCGCATGACCCCCACGTTTGGCCGCATCCTCCTCGTCGAGAAGAGTAAGGCGCTGATCGTGCCGCTGTCGGTGCCACCGTCATGGGCCAAAAAGAAGATCACGCTGGCGCTCTGCGACCTCGACAATGCACCGCTCGCCATGACGTTAGCCAAACAGGCCGCGTTCACCGGCCCCAGCATGGCGATTGCGTCGTACATGGCGCGAGACGTCGAGCTACATCTGATGCCGATCAGCGGGTCAAAGATTGCCATCGTCGCCAGTTGCGAGCTTGGCACCGTCGTCGATCACGCGACCGTCAGCGTTGCGTAGGGCACAAACGAAACCGGCTAGGTCTACTCTCGGGGGAGATGACCTAGCCGGTTCGTAGGTTTTAGTCCTTTCGGACGCCGGTAGTTTCGGGGCTTTCCTCGCGTCCACTCTCACGCAAACGCGGTACTCGCGGTCCTCTGTGCCGTTGCGAATGAACCTACAGTAACTGGGCAAAACTGGCAAGTACCCAGACGAACAAAAACGTCTGGACATGACAAGGTTTACGCCTGTAGTACAAGGCGACCGTAGATGACGGCTGACATGAGGCTTTGATAAGCAGCGGGTGGTCCACTTGGTCCGCTCTGTCTCCGTCCTGTTTGTCACGCAGGAACCCCGCACAGAGGATAGACCAGTCGGCGCAGTAGACGCGCCGCGTCAGGCTCTTGCACTGACGCCATACACGCATACTACAGGCCCACGTTGCTCCTCAGCAGAGCGTGGATTCTTCTTCGCGTGTACGGGGCACTCCGTTATTTCGGCCACTTACCGCTGACAGTGGGCCGCGCCATAACCGAGAGTTAAAGACGCATCGCCGCGTTTACCGCGCCGACACCAGCACAATATGCCGCCCGCCCACATTCGGCAAGCCTTTTCGTGGCCAGCCACGCCACAAGGTGGGCTTACAAGAGGTCACAAAAGTGCTCTTTTTGGTGTCATTAAGGCGACAGTAACCTGCCAGTAAGGCGCCATTTAGTCCTTAATACCCGAGCAAATTTGTGATATTTGGCCAAAATGTCACAAAAATGCTCTCTCCACGGCCTCGTAAGTCCTTTAAAATCAACAACTTACGCCATTTTAGCCTAGGTACTGCCAGAAAGCTATGCAACCTGCTATATTTCGACTAGTTCCACGACGGATGTCGTTGAACGGCAGGACAAAGCAGGACAGGCCGTCAGGCCGCCCGCCCAACTGCAAGTACGGTCTCAACGGTTTGCCGATGCCTGAGCCGGTGCCCTTTGGTGGCACACATCGGAGCTTTTTGACAATTGATATGCAAACCCCTAGCGGTCGGCGCGGCCCGCCGCAACGCGCTAGGTGCGCTGGTAGGATGCCAGCGTTTTCAGAGTCGAACCCGTCAGCCTAGCTGACCAGTGTGATGTGCTACCGATGCGATAGTCGATAGCAGCTTCCGCCGCCCGCCCAGTGCGACGGCAGATGGCAACGTGCGCTGGCAGTTGTCGTGTTGCAATTACGCAAAATCTACTGAACGATGCTCTCGGACAGCCCACACAATGTGGTGGCGCTCAGTGCCATGTAGTCGATGGCCAGTGTTCCGCGTTCGGCGGTGAGTGAGCGATGCGATCAAGATTGACCCATAAGCTCTGGTAGCAGCGGTGACTGCTACTCGCGACGCCATGCCATGCCCTTGCCATGTCGCGAAAACGGTGCGTGTGAATCGCCCGTGCAAGCGTATGTCCAACCATTCAACCGCATCGGCTGGAGCCTAGCAATTCCAGCCGGTGCGCCTGTAGTGCCTTCGTCCTAGCCCGCCCACACACAACCGCTCTGGTGCCTACCATGCTTCGCTCCAACGAACACGAACTCTCGATGTCCTACGCCTCCCGTACCTCTGGCACGTACTCGCGCTACGAAACGCCAGCCGAACTCCTCACCCCAACTCAGCTCGCCAAGTCTGCTATCGCCAACATCGAAGCACTGGTCAAGCGCGGTCTTTCCTACGACGAGATTGCAGACCTCGTTGAGACCCGCACCAACCATCCCAGCGCCGTCGTCGCGCTCGGCTTCATCATCATGCAGCACCGCCTCACTGGCGGCGAAATCCTCCGCAAGTCCCGCAAGCTCATCGTCACCTGCTCGTTCACGCACGCTGTCGTTGAGCGGCTTGCGCTGCGCTGCGACATCATCTGGTCCAAGCTTTAATCGCCGCCCGCCCACACACTTCCTCACACTTCCACAACACACGGTGACTCCCATGCCTGCTCCGCTTTTTTCGACCGCCAACGCTCCCGCCAAAAGCATGGCCAACTTTCTTGCCGCGCACATCGCCGACCTGATCGACCGAGGCGACATCGAACACAACCCCAAGCTCACGGCCATGGCCGAATGGCCGCTGGCGCGAATCATCAACGCCGCCCTCGACACCGAACGCCGCGCTGGTAGCGACATCGCGCGACAGTACGACGCCGATTTCTTTCTCGCCCTTGGCGAAGCGGTCATGATGCTAGAGATGGACAAGATGTACGTCACGCGCGTTCGCATCTTCCGCCCTGACGTCGGCACCGCGTACGAGATTTTGACGCGCGGCGTCCAGATGTCCCCGTCTGCACGGCTCATGTACCTGCTGCGCGGCGCGTTCAACGAGCATCGCTTCGGCGTCGCGCACTAACGCCGCCGCCCACACTCTCACTGGTGACTACCATGGCCTCACTGTTCAGCGTAGCCGACGCCACCGCGCAAGCCCAACGCATCATCGCCGCGTTCATTCACGACGGTGAGTACGAGCTGCGCGACCTCGCCTACCTCATGATGCCGCACACCCGTAACTGGCGCGGCGCGTTTCTGTCGCTCGCCATGCTCGACGCGATGGTCGGCGGCACATACGCCAAGCAATACGATGGCGTCCCGTCCGACTACGAAACAGCCATCGTCATGCTCACGCGACTGTGCGAGCAGTTAGACCTCTACTTCTCCCTGTAACCAACTGGTGCCTTTATGACCCGTACTATCTCTGTCCGCTGGTTTGCGATGACTGGCGAATACATCGTCCGCATCGACGGCAACCGCAACACCGACTACTTCGCGACTGATCCCATCGACGCCATCGAAACCGCCGACGCGATGGCTGACGAGGTGCGCCGTAGCGGCGCAGAGCATATCGACGTCACCGTGGACGCCACGACCCGTCGCCGTGCGCTGAACCAGTCTGGCCTCAGGAAGCACTGGCACCGGACCCACGCTATTCGTATCCGCAGTGTACCAAACGAACCAACGCTGCCAAAGCTTGGCACCGCGCGGTAACCGCAGCCCGCCCACACACTCTCACGCTGGAGCACAAATGATTTTTGAACGCTGGTCGCGTCTCGTGATTACCGAAAGCGATACGCACTACAACTACCGCGTCTACCTGCGCGACGCCCGAGGCGAGTACGTCTTCATGTCGGCAACGACACTGAAGACCGCAACAAGTGCGGAAGCGTTCGCGCAGAGCGCCGAATCCGCGCGAGTCATGGCAGCCCAGTCAACGGTTGCGCCAGCGACACTCAACGCGCCGCCGCAAGGACGCGCCAACCCGTTCTCCTGACCAACTAATGACCACATTTAATCGCCCACGCATCATCGACGCGCTGCCAACCGCCGCGCGTCTTGAGCTGTTCGACGCGCTCCGCGCTGCCTACGACGAAATCAAAGATGACATCCCGCTCGGTATGGAGCGGTTCGACATCATCGAAGAAATCATCAACGACGCGGAGTTCTTCGAGAAGTATCCCAAAGCAGACGACATCTTGCAGCACATGATTTATCGGTACGGCTACAAGGACGTATTCAAGCAATTGTCCCTGACGTTCACTTTCTGAGGCGCTAAACCATGACGCACAGTCGGCCACCGCCGAACGCCACACCGCCACACCGATGCTGCCACCCAAACGCGCAGTCATCGCAAACCTTTCAACCATAGAATCCGTATGCGATACCCAAACACGACCTCAAACAGAGGTGCGCTGGTCGCGCTGTCGAACGTCCTAGAGACCATTGGCGTCCGACGACGATCTCCGCAAACGCCCCTCATGGACATCAATGGCCGATTCACCAAGGCCATCCATCTGTGCTCAACGTGTGTTGGCACTGGAACGCTTGCCGGACTTCCGCTCGCGTTTGACCGCCCGCCCACGCTCGACACGAAAGGCCAGCCGTGCGATCACTGCGCGGTGCCGATCTATGAGTGAGGCGTTCACCGAAGCCGAGCTGAACGAGGCGTTCATGCGCGTCGCCAACCCGACCGACTGGCGCAAGCCGATCTGTCGAACGCTCATTGTCAAAGATGAGCGCGAGATACGCGCTATTGCCCAATCCGTCGAACTGCTCGCTGGCGGCGGCTGCAAAGTGCAGACGTACCGCCGCCGAAGCGGTGAGCTAAGCGCCACGTTCCGCGCTCCCGGCCACTACGCGCTGGTCAACCGATCCGAACTCTCACCGGAGGAACGCAGCAGACTGTTGAATGGCGGCTTTATCCAGCAAGTCGCCCACGCCGTCGATGTCGATGTGCAAACCAAAACCATCACGCTCCGATGCGTACGATGTGGAAGACTCTCACTAGAACGCTTGCCCGAGTCCTCGTCGGACTACGAGATGCTACGCCTCTCCGTCCAATGGTCGTCCGGCGCAAGCGGTCGCGTACACCGCTGTCAGGTGTGCGACCGTCCCGAGGTACCATCATGACAGAAGTCCAAGTAACCCCGCTGTACGGCGGTCTGCTGTTTCAGCAGTACCAAGCCGCCGCGACACTGGCGACGCTGTACGTCGTCGAAGAGGTCATCGGTGATGTCGGCTCCTTCAACTTCACCGTGTCCCTGTCCGAGCTGCTGCTCAAGATGCGGCACATGGAGTCGCTGCCGTACATCGACACCATCGACCGGCTGGCGCGGTTCGCCAGAACGCCCCACAGCTTGGACAAAGCAATGGAGTCCGTCGCCAGAGCAGAAATGGCCATGCACAAAGCCTCGTCGTACGACGAAAAGCTCAAAGTGCTTCGCGCCCTTGTCGCCATCATGCACAATCGCCGGATTGCCTACACGCGCGTGGCGTCGTTGTATGGCAAGTACGGCATTTCTCTTTTGGAGCCATCCCATGATCGTAAACACCGCAAAGGTCGAACGCTACACGCGCAACGCACTACGAGACATCGCGAAGATCATGCAGGCCCAGCGCCTGTCGTTCACTGAGGCCAAACGCGAAAAGCTCCGCAAGCTCACCAAGGCTGCACAAACAGTCATGATCGCGAAGCTCGCAGCCCGCCCACATCAACGCGCCGCGTATTCGGCGTGTGCTGATGTGTGGCTAGAAGTCGGCAAACGCATTGCCAAATGCTCCCTTTCAGATGTCGTCGCTGCCGGTAACACGCAGCGCGACCTCTACCACGGTGCCAACCCCACAACGCCATGTCCAACATCAAGCTCATTCCGATAAGGTGCTATCACCTCCTAGTTAACGAACAGCGCGTCTCGTCCTGTTACGCCCGAAACACGGTTGCGGCCATCCGTCGGTTCATCGACGCTGGATTTGGCGATGTCCCGCAAAAAGACTGCAAGGTGACGGCAAGCGAAATCGTCTACGCTATTCCGGAGACCGAGCTATGAAAATCAATCCCGCCGTGCTTCCAGCAAGCGTACAGGAAGCCGCCAACATCCACACCGCGCTGCTGCGCTTGCAGCGTCAGCCTGTCCCGTACACGACGTATGCTACGCGCCTTCGTCTGCTGATCCAGCGACGGCAAGCGTTGCCCAAAAGCGACCGTGACACGGAGTACGCCATTGACGCACTCCTTACGTCCCTGAGTTCGCAGCTCCACACGGCGGCTGAGGCGCGTGAGTTCTTCACCATCGCGGCGCGATCCTCCAAGGCCGCGTCCGATATCCCAAGCCAATGGCTTCACAAGCTTCGTGCCGCACTGGAGACGCGGATCATCGAAGCGCTTGACGACCCCGCATTTACGGAGACCGACATGGCCGCACTGCTCTCCGCGCTGTCCATGGCGCAGCAGTGCCACAGCCCATCAGACATTTCGGCGGCGACGGACGGAGCTGTCAGCCACCATTTCCTTGTTCACCATGGCTAGAAACCCCAAGATGAAAGGCTCACTAGCTGAGCGGTCGTTCGCCGCGACGTACCGCTCAGCCGTGTTCACGACCCGTGACCAGTGGCGCAGACGCCGCTACGGATCGGCAGTGGCACTGCTTGACGAAGAGCGGCTGGTGCAGTTCGTCGTAGACTTTCACAAAATCAAGCCGGTCTATACCCATGCCGTGCTGACGTCGCTGGTGTCGGCAATACGCAGCATTGCCAAACGGGTGGAAGCTGAGCACCTGTTCCACTTTGACACCAAGCGCGGTCATGTGGAACTCAAGGCCGCTCGGCAGTAACCGCCGCCACCCGCCCACACACACTCGCGCTCTCCGGAACACCTCCTGAGAGCGCCGTAACCGGAGCCTACTATGCCACGAAACATTCCAACCCCACAAGCCGGATCAATCATGCCGAGAGTTTCCACGCATCTCCAGACTATCCGCAACGCGGACGCGTACGCCATTTCTTTGCGGACATCGACCATCCGGTCAGCCCTCAACAACGTCACGCGCTTGACGTTCGACTTCGTGCGTTCGCCTGAGTCTAAGGCGCGGCTGCAAACCCGCCGCGACGAAACGATCAAGCGGCTGCGGTCGGCGATGGTGGAGGCCACTCGCATGGAGCACGAGACCTCAAACACCCTTGATGTGACCAGCAGCGATCTGGTTCAATCGCAGCGCGTCCTGAGCCATGATCGCGCGATGGAGCTGGTTCGGCACTACTACCGCGCGATTGCCTCGAACACCCACCTGCTGTCAGCGAGCATGGTCCGTGCGCTGGTCTGGACAGTTGGCTATCACGCGGCGCGTCACGCGATGACATTCCACGAGATGTGCAGCCACTACGACTACGACCCGCACTTCGATGTCGTCACGCCGCTGGCAGGCCGCGAGCGCGTCCATGTCCCGAACATTTCGCTGTTGAGCTTGAGCGCGGCGACCATGGACGAGCGAGGCGCTCAGTTTGAGCGGCTCTTCCCCAAGGTGTTGTACGCGCCAGTCCATGACGTCAGCACAACCATCTGGCCGTTTTACAACACGCAGCCCGCGTCGTGTGCTCGGTGCGGCGGTGTCCACCAGCAGATGCTGGAGCCAAGCAGCGTCACGTTCGACACAACCTCCTATGGAATGCGCCGGTTGTATTGCGGCCCATGCTCAGTGGCATCGCGGTGCGCGACCTGCGACAACACCAACCGTAGCTCCGTGTACCCGATCTACACGGTGCCGAACCACGAGACGCTTTCTGCGACGCACTCGTTTCGGTACAACGATCTCATCCCGACCGGCACCTTTACCTGCCTCGACTGCGCGAGCGACACGGACCAGCTTTCGCGTGTCTCGGTCGCTGGCTCGCACCGTTACGTCCCGACCAGCGTGGCAGATCGCATGGTCCTGCCGGTGATCCAGCCGTACTCGCATCAGCCGCGCTACGTCATACACGGTGCGCCCAACGAACGCATTGCCAGCGACTCGTTGACCTTCGGCATGGAGCTGGAGTGCGGCTTCAAGGTGAACCCGCGTGAGGCCGAGTGGTATGTTGAGCGGCTGGCGGCGGCTGACATCTACTTCAAGCGCGACGGCTCGGTGCAGAACGGCATTGAGGTCATCACACACCCGTTCACGTTCCGGTACTGGAAGGAAGTTGGATTCGCGCGGTGGATTGAGCGTCTGGAAGCAATGAAGGCGCTCGGTATGCGGTCGTACAACTACCCAAACTGTGGCATCCACATCCACATGGCGAAGGCCGCGTTCTCTGTCGCGCAGACCAAGCGACTGCTCGACCTTGTGTATGGCAACCCAGACTTGTTTGCCAAGCTCAGCCAGCGCGACATTTTCGACTACTGCCGCTTGCAAGACCCTGACCGTGCGACACCGGAGATGCGCCTCAAGCGCGCGGTGGCGTCGGTTGGCTCAACGCGCCCACGCCAGATGAACCGAACGCGCGTCGTGGCGTTCATGGCGGCTGGCCTGAGCCGTTCGTCAGAGCGCCGTACCGCCGTCAACTTCCCCGACACCAAGCCGACCATTGAGTTGCGGCTGTTTCGCGGAACGCTCCACGCCCCGTCCGTGGCCAAGAACGTCGAGCTGTGCCATGCGCTCCATGCGTTCACGGCAGAGTCGCGCGGTGATGACATCACCATGGCCCGTGACTTTATCAGCTTCGTGTACGACAACGACAAGCTGTACAACAACCTCGCGGCGTTCATTGACCGCTGGTACCGCAAGTACCGTCCCGTTGCGCGTCAGGTGCCTCCGCAGTACGTCGTTCTCCGCCCGCCCGTGAAGTTTGAAGACGCGGTGCTGGTCGCTGAAGCCAACTGATCCTCTCCACACTCTCACACCAACACTCTCATGTGCGTTGCTATTTATATCCCTGCTGGTGCCACGGTTGCTGAAAACATTCTGCGTGGCGTGTTCCGACGGAACGACGATGGCGTCGGTGTCGCGTGGTCGGACGGATCGAAGCTCGACATCTGGCGCACGATGAACGACATCAACGGCGTGGTCTCCCTTGTCGCGTCGTTGCGTGACTATCCCGTGCTGGTCCACTTCCGCTATGCGACGCACGGCACCGTGACCATGGACAACGTGCATCCGTTCTGGCTTGACGAGCGCCGCCGCGCCGTCGTGGCCCATAACGGCGTTATCCAGATCGGCATTGCCAACAACGAGTCCGACACGCGCTCGTTCGTCCGGAACGTGCTTGGCCAGATGAAAGACGGCTGGTGGAACAACCCCACCACGGTCTCGCAGATCGAAAAGCTCACCAACGGCTCGCGTGTCGTCATCATGGAAGACGACGGACGCCCGCACTTCCTCAACAAGCTTGCCGGTGAGACGTCGGCAGACAACGTGTGGTTCAGCAACTCGCAGTGGAAGGAGTTTGTTGACCCCACCGCCAAGAGTCTCCACGCTTCGATGATTCTCGCAGAGACTGGCGAGCGCAAGGCGTACACGCATGGCACCGGCTCGGCCTATGCCGCATCCCACGGCAGCAGCCAGAGCGACTTCTGGCACCGTGGAGACCGTGACCCTTTCCAGTCGGCTTCGGCAACCAAGAGTCTGCCAGCAACGTCGGAGCCGAAGAAGACGACGAGTACGTCCGCTGGTGGTACGACCGCTACTCCCGTGACTACGCCGAGCAGCTCGTCGAGCGCGAGCAGCAAGACGACGAACGGCTCCAGCACTCCCTCAAGTGCCTCGTCAACATCGACGACTGGTTCAACGCACTCGGCGAAGGCGACCGTGACCGCTATCGGTCGTACTACAACCGGACCCGTGACGCAATCCGAAGTGGCCGAATGGATCAAAGCGTTTGGTCAAACGCTCGTCGCTGAGTACGGCGTCGGCTATGCCGCCATGCCCGATGGCGCGTACGGCCACACGGTGTGCTACTGCAACGATTGCGTCCCTTCGTTTGTCGAAGATGGCCGCGCAGCGTTCACGGCGATGGTCACGGCTATCTGCTTGCTAGACGGCTCGCTTTCGGAGATGGCCTGTGTCACCTGCCAGACGCCCATGGCTGATGCGGCGCGAGCCATGTACGCGGACGCCTTTGAGGCGGCAGAGGCGGAACACCTTGAGGCAGAAGACAGCACCACCGACGACCCAAGCTGGCTTGAGGTCGATTTGCCGACCGCTCACGCGCAAGCGGACGGCGCAACCGCAACCACGGAGGAACAGAAGACCGCGATGGTGTCCGGCTCGGCTATGGCCGACTTCCCCTACTCAGACTAACAACACCCTCCACAATGATGTACGCCGTCTCCATACGGCAGCCGTTCGCGTCGCTGATCTTAGCCGGAATCAAGCGATACGAGGTAAGGTCGTGGCACCCCGAAACCACAGGTTGGCTTCTGGTTCACGCCAGCACCAACACTGGACTTTCTCAACGCGAGGTCAACGCAGACCCATACATCACCAAAGCTATCAAGAAAGCTGGACTGGAAAACCGACGCGCATGGCAGCGTGGTGCGATTATCGGAGCCATGGAGTACAAAGGCCAGACAACCCAGCCAGTAAAGTTCACGAAGATCGACAACGCTCTGTGCGCTAGCGAGTGCGACCAGTGTCTGTGGATCATCGGTGACACCATCACGTTTGATGAGCCAATCCCCTGCAAAGGTGAGCTTGGCCTGTTCATGCCAGACCGCAGTGTCATAGCGAGCGTCCGCCGCTATGTCGATATAACCCTTCCGTAACCGGAACACTCTCACATGACCAAGACTTTCAAGCTCCGCGCCGCGTTCCAGAACACCTCCCGCATCGTCTACATCGTCTCCAACGCCGTCAAGGCGTTCTCGGAGCAGATCGGCAACACGCGCATCAACGTGTACACCGGCAAGCTCAACGACTGGACGCCGCCCAAGGCCGTCTTCCAGTTCCGCACTGGCGCTGGCCAGACGGCGCGGTACGACTACGCCGACATCGCGATCACGAACCTCGCCGCCGCCACTGGCCGCAAGTTCATGCTCCCTGTCGCGTGGAAGCGTGGCTCGGCGAAGTGGAAGTCGTTCGTCGGCGTCAACTTCTTTGACCGCACGTACGGCGACACCCGCGTTCGGCTCTACTACGACAAGGACGCGCGCGCGGTGTACCTTGGCCTTCGCACCGGCAGCGGCAGTGACGCCCGTTACAGCTACCGTGTGCTGTCGAAGCCGATGATCCAGTCCAAGAACTGGCTCGGCAGCATCGCGCTCTAACCAGCACAACGCGGCGGCGGCACGGCACTACGGCTGTGTCGCCGCCCGCCCACATCAAACACTACACTGGAGTCTTCCATGCCGTCTGCCAACCTGTGGCCGTTGTCCCTGCCAGCTCATGACACGGTATCCAACCGGCTTACCTCGTACGTGTCACCGGAGCCCATCCTGATTCCGCTGCCGCGCCGCAACGGATCGACGCAGCAGCGGCTGCGGATTTACGGAATGTTTCTCCATCGCGGACAGGTAGTAGTCAACAACCTCCCGCGTCGCATCGACTACATTCTCGATACCGACACCGATGAAATCGTGATGGTGCAGACGACAAAGACTCCGATTCACTCGGTGCTGGTGTCCAGAATCCCGTGCAGCGTTGTGTATGCCGCGTTCCAAGGCATCAGAGTGCTCCCAGAGCATCTCGTCACGGCGATGCAAGCGATGCGAGCAACCGACGACACGGCGCTGCCGTACGGCGCTGCGCGGCTGCTGATGGAAGACTTCTACGACCCGCAAGCGTTCAACACGCAAGCCGCGCCGTACAGCTACGTCAGCCCCGCTGTCGAAGTCAGCGACGCAAGCGTCAACGATGGCACGTATTCAGAAAACCTCGACATCACCCTCGACGACGATGATTCAGACAACGACGACGAATCGTACGGCGAGGATGACTCCGAGGCTTACGAAGCACCGTTTTAATGTGTCCCGCGTGACACCTTGACATCGCCAGTAGCACCAGCGATACTAGGCGGTCACCTCTCACTGGCACATGACCTGCTAAACCACTCTCACCCACGCGCCGCGTCTCTGCTCTGGCCACATCTGCGCCAGCGAGACGCGGCGCTTTTTGCGGGATATTTACCATGGCTACATCGCTCGTACCGCACTCGCCGTCGCCCGCCCACCTGCGTTCCGCTGACGAGGCCGCACCAATCGCTGTGCATCTCGACGCAGCAAACGCCCTGAGCCGCATGATCGAACACACCCGCGCTATGGCCAGCATCGTCAAGCAGGCGATGACGGAAGGGCATGACTACGGTGTCATTCCTGGCACTCGCAAGCCAAGCCTGTATCAACCCGGCGCAGACAAGCTGTTGACGGCGTTCTCGTTGTACGCCAAGCCGCGCCTGATTGAGTCTGCCGTCACGCCCGAGTTCGTGTCGCGGACGTTCACGGTCGATGTCTACCATCGCGACAGCGGCGCACTCATCGCGTCGTGCGCTGGGTCATGCAACAGCGCGGAGGATCGGTTCTACCGCAAAGCAAACGGTTCGCGTATGCCGGTGTTTACGGACGCGCGGGAGTGCTTGAACACCATCGACAAGATGGCGCAGAAGCGAGCCAAGGTGGGCGCGGCCATCAACGCGCTCGCCATTGCCGACCTGTTCACGCAGGACGTCGAAGACCTGCCGCAGTCGCACCTTGGCGGCGAGCAGTCTACGCAGCCCGCCCACCACAACGCCGCACCCAAAAGCGACAAGCCAGACGCAGAGAAGAAGGTGCCGTTTGGCAAGCACAAGGGGAAGATGTTCAAGGACATGGAGACGGACGATCTCGTGTCTATGCGGGATTGGTGCGAAGAGAAGGACGCCGCCAAGTTCAAGGAGCTGATCGAATCGGTAGATCGCTTCCTCGCGTCCCGAGACGCCGCTCCACCGGCTCAGGCTGAGACGCCACGCGCGGCAGCTCCTGCGTCCGATCCGCACAGCGCATGGGAGACCGCGAAGAAGGCCGTCGAAGACGACGACGACCTCCCGTTTTGACGGATGATTGACGTTCCTGTCGAGGTCCGGAAGTGGGCTATGCGTGAGTATTTCCGCATGGCCATCCTCGCGCGCGTCAGCGGCAACGAACGCGCGGCGTGGGAGATGGTTGTCACTTCTGTTATCCGTGGCCGTCGCGTCCGATTTGCTGACGGCTTTCGATCCATACCGTGGGCTGAGTCACCGGCAGAGTGTTTGTCGGTGGCTCACGCCATCATGTCAGGAGAGGCGGAGTTTGTATGAGCCGGTACTGCGAGTCATGTGGGAAAGACCATAAGGCGTCGTTCTTCCCGTCGCCGATCTCGTCTCAGTGCGCGACTACCATGCTGAACCGTGTGCGCGTCCCGATCAAAAGCGACAACGAGTTGCCGTTTGTAAAGACCATCGCGGAAGTCGAAGTGCTGTCTGGCTTGCCGATCAGCCGATGGGTTGGAGCAAACGCGAAGTGGCACATTGTGCTAAGCAAGAAGCTGTACGACTTCGCCATGTCTAACCCCGACCAGATGCGAAACACCAAGCGCATCGCGGCGTGGATCAAAGAGGAGGCAACGCTTGCCAAGAAAAATCAGTAACGGGACATGGCTGGCGCGGCTCATGCTCGACAAGCGCGTTCTGTCTGTGTCGGCCACCAGCCGGTTGGTCTATGTGGCGCTCATGGCGACCACGCGCCGCCCATACGTAGACCGCTCGCCGTTTCTTTTGAGCAGTCTCTCGACGCTCACCGGATTAACCCCGTTTACGGTTAACGAGTCGCTGAAGGCGCTTGAAGACAGCGGGTTGCTGATCCGCAGCGCAAAGCAGTATTCGGACGCCTATTACCTGCCAGACGCTATGGCGTTTGACAACAGCCTGAGTCCGAAGAACCCCAACCATCGGCTGGCCGTACAGAAGCGGCTGTCGAAGATCAGAGCCTACGCGCCGGACCTCTGCGACCAATTCCTCGCAGACAACCCGAAGTGGCTACCAAAACACTCAACCCACGAGCGCAACGATGAAGTGGAGTCCACAGCAGGACGCCGCACTGGTCCAGATCAACCAGTGGCTTGACGCCCCAGACACGCAGGTCTTGAAGCTCTTTGGCTATGCTGGCACTGGCAAAACCACGCTGGCAAAGACCATCGCCGAAGACATTGATGGCCCTGTACAGTTTGCCGCGTACACCGGCAAGGCCGCGTCGGTCATGCGAGAAAAGGGGTGCTACACCGCGCAAACGCTCCATTCGCTGGTCTACACCGTCGATGCGGTCATCAACGAAGACGAGCTGGCGCTCCGTGCGGCGCTTGACGCAACCGAAGACCCCGACGAGCGAAAGCGCCTCGTCTACGCGCTGCGGAAGGTGGTTGCTGCGGCCAATGCGCGACGATGGATCATCAATCGTGACGGCCCATTAGCGTCCGCGCACCTGCTCATCCTTGATGAGTGCTCCATGGTGGACGAGCGGCTTGGCGCAGACATTCTCTCGTTCAATAAGCCCGTGTTGGTGCTCGGTGATCCCGGCCAGTTGCCGCCGCCAACCGGCGCTGGCTTTTTCGTCAAAGACCCCGACATCCTCCTGACGGAAATCCACCGTCAGGCTAAGGACAATCCGATCATTCGGATGGCCACGGATGTCCGCGAAGGTCGCGTCCCCAAGTATGGCACCAGCGCTGGCGCAGGTGGCTCAACGGCAGTCACCAAGAACCGCGAAGAGTTCCACGCCTTTGGGGGACAATTCTTGACTGGAGCGAACGCCACGCGGCGCAAGATCAACTGGCGAGAGCGATGCGCCTACCTTGGCACACGCCAGCCGCCGCTGCATCCTCAAAAGGGCGAGCCGATGATCGTGCTTCGGAACAACAAAGAGCTTGGCATCTTCAACGGCGTGATTGGGGAGATGGCGTCAGATACGGTGTGGACCGCCGAAGGAGACGCGGCCGACTTGCGCGGCGATCTTGTGTATGAAGGGCGGTACATGGCCGACCTGTTCATCGACGGATCGGTGTTTCGACAGTACACCGACATCAACGCGCCGCAGCCGCCACTGCCATATGATCGCGACAAGACCCCTCTGGACTTTGGCTACGCCTTGACCGTACATAAGGCGCAAGGCTCGGAATGGCCGGATGTCTGCCTTGTCGATGATGGGTTCGCGTCGCGCGATCCTGATGTTCGTTCGCGATGGTTGTACACGGCAATCACTCGCGCCTCTCACAACTTTATGCTGTACACGGGTGTGGTATGACGTTTTCTCTAGCCGACGAGCGGTGGGACGAGATGAGCCGTACAATGGCGCGGCAGGACAAAGCCATTCGCGATCAGCAGCGGCGACTCGCCG